TGCGTAAACTATCTTTTCACCAGCACTGTTTTCTCCACTGAAGTGAATATGACCCATAATGTCAGAATCTGCTGGACTAGCACTGTTTCTGTATAAGTCTAATGTAGGGTTCTCTGTAGCACCAGCATCTGTTGAGGTAAGAGTGAGGTCTCCTGTAAGCGAACCATCTCCTGTACCACTGAAGCCATTGATAACAGGGGTAGTGAGAGTTTTGTTTGTAAGAGTTTCTGTGTTTGTCAGCAAAGACACAGTGCCAGTGGCATTCGGTAGGGTTATAGTGCGGTCTGCTGTGGGGTCGGTAACAGTCAGGGTAGTTTCGTTACCATCGTTTGTTGCGCCTTCAAATATTATGCCAGTATCATTTGTAAAAATTGCATCTCTATTAAAAGTGTTTAAGCCAAATTTAGCTTCATAGTATGTTAGGAAAGTTCCGTTATGTCTCGCACCTAATTGCAACCTTGAATCTTCTGTCCCATCTGTAACATCAGCAATACTTGTTTGAATTTCTGCGTAAGTTATTTTCTCACCAGCACTGTTCTCACCAGAAAAGGTAATGTGACCAATAACATCATCATCGGCTGGACTAGAACTGTTGCGGTATAATTGTAGGGTTGGATTCTCAGTAGACCCAGAATCACTACTTATTATCTGCACATCTTTGTAAAATTGAGATTCACCATCTTGGTGGACTGTGTAAAGATCTAAACTTCCATTTGTTTCCACAAATGTTTCTATCGCACCATTTTCTGTGCCATCTGTTACATCTCTTATTCTAGTTTGTATCTCACCATAGGTTATTTTTTCACCAGCATCATTCTCACCGCTGAAAACTATATTACCAAGGATGTCTTGATCTGCTGGACTAGAACTGTTTCTGTAAATGTCTAGTGTAGGGCCTTCGCCAGAACCACTACCAGTATCAGTAAGGGCAAGGTCAGGGCCAACATTTACTGAACCACCACTTATATTAAGATATAAGGTACTCACACTTCCATTATTACGAGCCTGTATTTCATTTCCATCTATTGCGATATTTAAATTATTATCAGGGCCAATCTGCAAAGGATGTCCAGTAGAAGAGGGAGTTACGTCAGTTGTACCTGTTAATCTTAAAGATGTAGTTGTTGTTGTTCCTGTGATAGAAGCATCGCCTGTACCACTAAAACCATTGATAACAGGAGTCGTAAGAGTCTTATTGGTAAGTGTATCTGTAGAGCTTGCAGAAATACCACCTATATCAGATAAGACCTCTGCGTTGCTTCT